TGAGCATGGAATGCATCATTGTGCATCTCTAAATCTTCTTTTGTATACTCATGCATACCATGATTGATATGCTCTTTACCATCTTTAGGATCGAGATAAACTTCATGATTTAAATCGTGATTAGGTGTTTTAGTTGTCATAGTTAAATTCCTCCTGTGTTATTTAACCCTTTTTTGCACCAAAAGAATCACGAATTAAATTCAATGATGTATAGGCATTGGTAGGGGTAACCTTATGACATAGACTGGCAATTAAATACAGTCCACTAGTTTCCTTACTAGGTCTCTTAGTTTGAGCAGAGACATCAGGAAACTCACAGTATATTGTATCACCAGCCTTCAAAGAAAAGTCACCTTCTATTACGATATCAACACTAACAGTAAATATCTGATTATATCTAGTGACTGACTGAATCATTCTATCTTGGACTCTATCATTAGTCTCATCCTTTTTCTTCCTCCAGTTATCAACCTGCTCTTTAGCATCCTTACCTACTGGTAGAGTACCCACATCAAGGACAGAACTAAATCCCCTCGTAACTGATTGAGTAAATTCTGGTGCTACAAAATCTAAATTAGTTCCTGCTGTTTTTACTTTACCACCTGCTTGATCCTCTTTCATTGATATATCTTTATAGTCCACATGAAAAGTATATGGATTAAAGAAAGTAAACCTAGAATTGTAAGCACCAATAACAAGTTTCTCTTGGAGATTAATATTCTTGTTAACATTATATTTTAATATCTTTCCAAACCCATCCTTTGCATCTGGAGTCATGGTGTACTCAAATCTCTTTGAATTTTTAGAATCAGCACTACCACCACCCTTAGTAGGCCCTATTAAAGAATCAATAGATTTAAATTGATAACCATCCTTCGTCTCAAAGAAAAAGAATCCAGCAGTCTTTCCATAAGCACCATCAGAAGGTATAGACTTAGATGCTAACCAAGTTAAAGTGTATAATGGTTTCTTTAAATTACCAATAAAATTATAAGAGTTTGCTGACTCTTCTATATCCTGAGGTTTTTTAGTCTTAAGAACATCTTTTAAAATCTTTTTAACTGACTCAGATATCTTACCACTATATCTTTTTTGAACTCTAACTTGTTCGTTACCAATAAACTCTTTAGTGCAGAGATTAAACTGCATTAATGTCTTCTTAGTATCTGAAACAACATTCTTTATTTGATTGACATAAAAAGCACCATCAGCTCCAACAAACTTCAACTCATTTTTATTAACATCTAATGCTCTAACCCTTACTGGTTCACCACCTCTTACTGGCAAACCATTTAAAAGATCCTTTCTATTCTTACCTTCACCCATAGTATTACCTGTGTCAGCAAGCACCATCGTCGAAGTAACGTGAGTAGAAAGAATACTCTCATAATAATTAAATTCAATAAGTCCTCCAGTAAGAGCAACAGCATTGTTAGTCTTTGGATTAGATATAGACAGTTCTTTGAACGTCGGTTTGTCTAATGTCTTTGCCATCATTAAGAATACATCTTAGAAAGAACCATAGTTTTCTTGGATTCAGCTACGGCATCATACTTATTTACTCCATCACCAGATGTAACTATAGTCTTAACAGTAACGTTACCTCCACCTTTCATATCATCAACATTAACAGGAATAATAGTAGACTTACCAGTCTTATCATCATATGATGCTGACTTACTAATCAAATCAGCATCCTTAGATTTAGTTTTAGTAGTAGTTAAATCAGGATTCTGACTTCGATAAGCTCTTAATCTTCTATCAAGTTGTTTACGATCTCTCTCATCTAAAGCCTCATATTCCTCTCTGGACAATCCGCCCATTGGTAGAGAAAGATCATATGTTTTATCACCTTGAATAAAGACTTTACTCATTTTTTCAAACTTACTATCATCTCCCAATCCATGTGCTGATTGTGCCTGTTCAAGTTCCGTATTCATTTCAGCATCATCAGGATCTCTTACAAGCATTCTACCATCATTCATAATAGGATCTGGTATGCTTCCTAATTTAGTTGTAGCAAGTCCTTGTGCTATTTTTTTCGATGCCCATTCACCAACAAATGCACCTGCCATACCAGTAATAAATCCAGGAGCACCACCAAACGGAGCACCGATAGCAAAACCTGCAGTGTATCCTAACAACCCACCAATTGCTCTAAGAATTGCATTGATAGGAGACTCCTTAAACACTGCATAATCAAGCACACCCATGATAGCAGCAATGACTGCATCAACACCACCAATCTTTGCTGCTTTAGCAGCTTTAAGTCCTTGTCTTAATTTTAATATATTCTTATTCCTCTTTGCACCTTCAAGAAGTTTTTTAATATTTTTAGCTGCATCTTTTGGATTAAGATTTTTAAGTTTTTTAAGTTGCTTAATAAAATCATTCTTCTTAAGAATATCATCTATCTGACCCTTCAATAATCCTTTTACCTTTTCCCCCAACTTCATAGGGTTCATATTATCAAGAGCTCCACCTATCTGTTGAGCCCATTTTGCACCCCGTGCTTTAATACCACCAATAATATTATCAACATTTGCCATTTGTTTTTTGGCAAAATCATCCAATCCTGTTAATGCTTTCTTACCTAATTCTTTTGCACCCTTCCACAGATTACCTGCTTTTTGGCCAAGATTCATTCCTTTAAAAGGATTAAGATTAATCTTCTTAGTTAGATTCTGAATAGTCTGAAGAGGTTTAGCATTTTGAATCCTCTTAACAGTATTTGTAATAACTTTATCAGGGCCTCCCTGCTTTATCCAATTACTAATTCTCTGTGGTTTTAAATTCCTCTGTAACTTCTTAAATTTTGCTATCTGATTACGAACCTTCTTTCCAATAGGACTTTTCTTAAACTTTTTCTCTAGATTTTTCTGCCACTTAGGTTTTTTACCTTTAGGTCCTTTAGGTTGATTACCACCAAACGCACTTTTTAATTTAAGTAGTGCAAAGAATCCAAATGCAGCTTCAATAAGAGGTAACTTCTTCTGTATCTCAGTAAGATTCTTAATAATACTATTCTCTGATGCCTCATCAGGTTTAATACCTGACACCATAGCAAGAAGTTTAACACCCTTATCTGTTATCCATACAAGAGAATCCCATATAAATCCAACAATAGGTTTAGCAACATCTATAACTTTTTTTGTTATATCAATAAACTTAGTAACAAATCCCACTATCTGTGGAATAAAATTTGTCAACCATCCAGCAAATAATAATCCTACTGTCTTCCAAATAGCACCCCAAAGAGATTTCATTCCAGTAGCAGATGCAATTCCACCAACAACATTAGCAGCACCAGCACCAAGTTCAGATAAGGCTTCTAAGTTTAATCTTTTCTTTTTTTGATTTTTTTTATTCTTTTCTTTTATCTTTTTCTTCTTCGCATCTTCCTCACCCTTAAGTGCTACGACAATTGAATGAACAGTTTCTTGTATCTCAGCAAGAGGTCCACCCTTTGCTTTCACCTTAGGTTCCTTTGGTTTTATATCTACAACTTTAACAATTGATTCGGATGGTGCTAATGCTAAAGCACTACCTTTAGGTTTGGAGTCTGCCTTAGTCTCCTCCATCTTACCAGCAAATTTATCTGGATTAATCTTCTGGGGTTTTTTCATTAACCCCTTTGCAGCACCAGCAAGTAATCCTACCATCAGTCTAAGATGCTATACATGTTTTTAACAATAAGGGTTTGCATATCTTCATGATTTATAGGAGAGAATAGTGCAACATCATTATCACTACTACCACCACCTCCACCACCAGAAGCACCACCAGAACCACCAGAAGGAACTGGGAGTATGCTTACATTAGGAGTACCACCATCTGGAACACTATTGAATAATTTTTTAGCAGTATTCCTAATACCACTAGCTACACCTCTTATCCTTTCAACCATACCACCCTGATTAAATCCGCTTATAGATCCTACTATTTCTGGTGTGTTATTACCTCCACTCATAGCATTCATAGATGCTAACGTACTTGTACCATACTTCTCTACTGCACCCTTACTCATTACAAACTCACCAGGAGTTAACATTGCAGGAACAGTATCCTTATTACCTGCACCAGGAACTTTTCCTCCCATATTAAATTTCTTAGGCCGAACTAATCCACCCATATTAAATTTCTTAGGCCGAACTAATCCACCACCAGACATTTTTGCCTTTGCAGATATATCATCACCCAGATCACCTAGTACCTGTTCTTTTGAACCTGGAACTATTCTATTGAGACTATTTTGTATAGCAGCAGGTTGAACATCAGGCGAAGCTATAAGTTCATCCAATTTAGCAATTCTTTCAGGTGATGCTCCAGTCTCAACCATATTTTGTCTTGTCTGTGCAAGTGCAGCAGGAATTTTTTCCGCACCCATCTTACCAATATCTGGAACAACTGAACCATCCCACAACTCCATAGATGGAATTCCCATCTCTGCATATGATGCTTTTCTTTGTTCTGGTGTTGCTTGGAATGTAGATATACTACCATCCTCATTATAATCAGTTTGCCGCATTATCTGTTGGTTTATTGACATTTCAGGAACAACTCCACCACCAGCCATTTTTAAATGAGGTACTACTCCACCACCATTCATCTTTACTTTTTTATCCTCTCCACCTCCTTCAGACTTAAAGAGTTTTAAATCCTTAGATGATTCATCTACTTCTTCCTCTTCATTATCATTACTCATCGCTTTACTAATTCCCCACCCAGCTAAAGCAGTTAGTCCTAATGCAATTGCTAATCTAGGATTCGCTTTTGCCATATTAATAATAGTGCCAGCAAGATTCTTCAACCCTACTAACATAGTAGCTGCTCCCTTCACAAGCATAATAGTAAACTTAGCTACTGTAATTCCTACATTAAGAGCAGCTAATGCAAGGATACCCTTAAGAACAGCAGGGACAGCAACTGTTATAAACTCTTTTAATTCTTCTACTGATTTTTTATTCTTAGGGTCTCCTAACCATTTAAATATCTTATCAATACCCCAACCAGCAAGAAGAATTCCAAAAGTCTTTACTATATTACCCCATATATCAGTAATAGGTTTTGCTGCAGTCTGAATAAAACTTGGTATTTTCATACCACCCTTCTTAGCATCCTTCTCCTTATCTTCTTCTTTCTTTTTCCTATTATCTTTCTCATCCTCTTGCTTCAATTCATCAGAAGCATCCTCTTCTGCCTCAGTACGTGAATTAATAACACCTAAAATACTTTTAACATCAGTAGAAATAGTCGTCAACACTCCTCCAATATCACTAGTACCAGGAAGCATCTTCATGCCTTTACCTACCGATGCTTCTTCCTTTCTAGTCTCAACTTCATTAACAAACTTCTTCCAATCTACCGACTCTGCTCCACCCCTTGCTGCCTTGAATCCTCGTATTCTTTCTTTGTTTGATAACTTTTTACCCCCAAGAGTTCCATCTGCCTTTAGTTCTTTAGTCATATCAAAGAACTTATGTGCTTTAATTCTTTTCTTATGACGTGCAGCATCCTGAGGAGAAACAGGTAAACCCTCTTTAGTATTCCTAATTAAGTCATCGAGATTCATTTTGCTTTTGCTTCTCTCGTTCCTCGTCGAGGTGTTGTTTAAGGAGTTCTACATAGATGTCTCGTTCCCAAGGCATCATATTTTCTATCTCCGTCAAGCTGTATTTATGGTACTGCATCAAAGCAAAATTAATCCTGAAGTAACTCTCCAAACTCATATAGGAGAGTGCTACCCGAAAAAACTTGCTAGCCCCTCAAGTACCACAGTATTTTTCTTCTTAGTCTTAGGGTTAGTAACAACCACATCATAAGAAAGTTTAGGCATAGTCTCAAAGAACTTTTCAATGTCTTGGAACTGACTTGAACTTAACTGCTCTAGAAACTCACCAATTTCTTTCTTAGTAGAATCAGAAGCAGGCCATGCTTCATCTTCACTGTAGATAGTATCAATACATGAACCAATCAAATCAAATGACTGTTCAAGTTGAGTACCTTTAGAAGATATATCAAAATTAGTTTCAATAAATTGATCCAAAGAAGGATACTTCATTGTCATAGACAATGTATCATCAAGTTTAATAGTATTATTATGCTCTTCTGTCTTTTGAACTTGAATATTATCTATAGGTATATTAATATCTACTTCTGTCTTCCCATCATCAGGACATGTAATAGTAACTTCAACTTCCTCACCAACAGACTTACCTCTGATGTTAAGGAACAAATATTCAATATCAAATGTAGGAAGAGTATCTACTTTAATTTTTGTTTTAATACAAGACTTAAGAACTTCTTTTATTGCTCTCGTAATACTCTTAGTATCCTCACTCTCCATAGCAAGTACTAAAAGTTTCTCTTCTTTAACTAAGAAAGGTCTATATGTAATTGTTTCTCCACTTGACGGCAGTTCCAACTCATACGTTGGTGTGGCAATTTTTGGTAAAGGCATAACAAAATATAATATTATGTGTGTTTATTTAGCAGGTTTATACAGACTTTTCTCTCGCTCTTCCTAAAGCAATGTCTCCACTAGTTGCACCCCTTGAACCTGTTCCACCCCCAATACCAAAGTCACCAATAGAACCATCTATAGTAGAATTTCCACCACCATCATTAGTATTAACGTTCTGTCCCTTAACTGCTTGGTTAAGTTGTCCACCTTCACCTGTTGGTTGATTGATCATCTCACCCAACCCTGCTCCTACAACCCTCCCAAGTTCATCTACTCTTGGCATAATAACTCTACCATTTCTATCAGTCCATGTAGAATTTTTGCCAACCCATCTTGTAGATGGATTAGAAGGATTATCTATAGGACTAGATTTAGTTGCCTGATTCCTTCTAGTATTAACGCTACTTGCACTACCACCATTCCTACTAACACTTCTATTAGTAATGTACCTAGTGTAAGCAAAAGATACAGTAAATTCTAAGTTCTGAGAAGGATCATATGAAACAGAGGTTGATGATATATTCTGAGGGAAAGCTTCAACAAATGTATAGACTATATCTCCTGGTTTACCATACACATTAGAAGCTGCTCCATGCACTCCTCTTCTGGATGAAGGTACACCTTGATGATCTTTATTAAACTTATGAAGGAATAATAAACACCTATAACTATCAGGATAAGAAGCATTATAGGTAACACCTTTACTATTAGGATCTCCAGAATCACATTGCATTTGCATAATATATTCTAACCATCCTTCAAACATATAAAGCATTCCATAATCACTATCAATATAAAATGTTAAATCAATACTTCCATCAAACTGACGACGATATGCACTCTTTTGCGTTACACCATAAAAATCATTAGAGACATCATGTGTCGCTAATGAAGAACCAGGAAGTGAAGTTGCTTTACATAAAACACTTCCCTCATTCATCAAAATATTAGGTATACGTTGAGAATTCAAATGCATTTGAACCTGAGAAGGCCATTGCCAATGAACTCTATACTGACTTGACTGAGCAATGTTTCCAAACTTACTCAGAAAATCTTGCGTACTATATTTTGTACCTGGTATGTTCCCAGCCATCTAAATACCATATGGTGTTTCCCTATACTATGTATGTCTTATAAAGGTAAGTTTACTCCAACTCACTCAAATAAGTACCAAGGAGACTCAAGAAACATCATTTATAGATCCCTTTGGGAACTAAAGTTTATGAAATGGTGTGATCGTAATGTAAATATACTTGAATGGGGTAGTGAAGAATTTTTTATACCATACGTATCACCTCTCGACAACAGAGTCCACCGTTACTTTCCAGACTTCTACATGAAGATTAAAGAAAGTAATGGTAAAGTTAAAAGATATGTAATTGAAGTTAAACCATTGAAACATTGTGTCCCTCCCACAAAAGGAAGGAAACAAAAGAGAACATTCATACGTGAAGTGGCAGAGTATGCAAAGAACCAAGCAAAATGGAAAGCTGCTAAGTCGTTCTGTGAGATGAGACAATTAACCTTTAAAGTAGTTACGGAAAAAGAACTTGGCATTAAATGAACCCTACGAAAATAGACTCACTGGTATAGTGGAGAACCTCATAGGTACAGAGGATGCTGATGATCTAATGGT